TTAGAATATTACAGGAGACTTACAATGTATGAAAGCCACGGATGGTGGTTCCCCGACACCGAAACACACTTTCCACAGATGCTTGACAAGAGTATCGGCAAGGGTGGGCCTGCTGAATATCAGTATCAGGTACGCAACAAGAGTTTGACCTACGTCACCCAGTTTAGAACCAGCATAGATATTGGTGCTAACGTGGGCTTGTGGTCACGTGATCTAGTCAAAAAGTTTGAGCGTGTGATTGCGTTTGAGCCAGTGCCATTATTTAGAGAATGTTTGCAACGGAATGTATCAGGCAAAAACTTTTTTATCAGTCCCATGGCCTTGGGCGATCAGGATACTACAGCACATATGAACATTACCGAAGGCAACACTGGACACACTCATATAGATCCTGCCAGTATTGGATCTGGCGAGACTATTGTGGTCAAACTAGACAACTTGCACATTGACAATGTGGACTACATTAAAATGGACTGCGAAGGATTTGAATATCGTGTGATACAAGGTGCAGAACAAACTATCCGTCAATGGCGGCCCATAATTGTAGTAGAGCAGAAGCCTCATGATATGTATTCAAAAGAGTATGGGCAGTTTGCGGCCATTGGGTTGTTGGAATCATTTGGCATGCACAAATTAGATCAAGTTAAAGATGATTGGATTATGGGATGGAAATAACATGACATTAATTGACAAAGATTATAAAGATCAACTTACATACTTGCATCAAGCAGGCAAGTTTAACAACGGGCACAAAGCCTATGCAATTGTCAAAGACTTTATTGAAAAATATCAACCCGCCGGTGTGTTAGACTTTGGGTGCGGTCAAGGAGGACTTATTGCCACAATCAAAGAACTACATCCCAACATTGAGGTCACCGGGTACGATCCCGGTAATACAAACTTCCAACATTTGCCCGCACATCCAATAGATACTGTGGTCAGCACAGATGCTATAGAACACATTGAGCCCGATTACCTTGATGCTACATTACACACCATTGATGAAAAAATGCAACGTTGTGGCTTTTTTAGAATTGCCTGTTATCCAGCAAAAAAACACTTGCCCGACGGACGCAATGCGCATCTAATAGTCAAGCCGCCTGAATGGTGGAGACACAAGATTGAAACTGAAATGAATGTCAGAGTTGTTTGGGAAGAGATCAGTGTGTTTGACCGATCAGACAAGTGGGCCTGGGTTAGTGGCCACAACTATGATGTTATTGTAGAAAAGGTATAAACTTCTGGTATATTTTGCCTGCACGGGCTTCTTCGTCACTCCAGTGTGCGGCAGCCAGGTCTTGTATCCATTGCTGACGATCAAATGTTACAGGTGATTCAATACTAGATGCATTTTTATTTGCCACTGCCCAACTTACGCAACTCGAATCATCGGCAAACACAGGGATTCCGGCACACACCGCTGCCACACTGGCTGAACTATTAAACAACACTACAGAGTGTGCTCCTACTAGGTTGTCAGTTAGTTTACTATGCTTGGGATCTATAACAGATACATTCCATTTTTCTTTATACTTGGGTGATGTAAATTTAGCAAAGTCTAACATTGCATAAGAACCCGGATGTGGGCGCACAATAATTGCTCTTGTGGTGTGCAGTCGTAATTCTTTGATTTTTGCGTCCAACCATTGATTAGGATTTAAAGACTTCATTGAAAATCCTCCATCACGTTGCATGCATATTAGTATGTGTCCATTATTTACGCTGGGTGGGTTTAGTTGTAAAGATAATCGTTGACTTATTTCTTGCCACTTTTCTGGGCCACTGGATTTGTTTGCGTATTCTGCACAATCATAAAACGGTCCACCTAGACTGTATCTTAAGTAAGTGCTGGAGTCATCGAGATATTTCCAACAACTAGCATCAATGCACATGGTCTTGAATTTGTGACGTTGTTGCTCAGCAATAATTTGTTTTCGTAATACAACGTTTGGTCCACCAGTACTTGCGGTTGTCCATCCTAGTATTACTGCCAATGGTGCAGGTTGGTATTTGAAATCCCATTCAACATGAACGCGGTGTCCTGTTTCAGTAACTCCCGCAGCGAAGCTTTCTAAGCATGCAATTTTCCTAGGATGCCTCCGAGGATTTGCCACGCTACTGAGGTATACAACTACATCAATGGTCATTTAAGATCCGCCATGCTGTGCCATTCTGCATTTCAGCTTCAGTAAACTGGCAATATGCAAGATGTCTTGCCCAGGCATCTACTTCATCCATGGTTGGTATATACAGATTTTCAATATCAGCAAGCTGATGTCTACACAACGGCGCGGCAGCGTTTGGTCCCAGAGTGATTGCTGGTTTACCTAGTAGCAATGCTTCTGTGGCAGCAATGCTGGAAAATGTTACCAAGCAATGTACATCGCGGTCAAGAGCCATCTCCATAGTATCATTAAGAAGTCTGGCTGTGCGACTTTGTTTGGTGCGCACTATAACAGGACGATCGGTGTGCTGTTTTATTTCTGCTTGTGTTTGTTCTAACCAATCTTCTAATACAATGTTGTATAGATTTAGTAGTTTTTGACTAGGCGGAGCTAATAGTATGCTAGTTCCTCTTCTGAATTTTTTTAATTGAACTCCGGTAGCAACAAATCTATCCCCTGGACGTTCTACAATATCACCAAAATATTGCACATCATTTTTGGTAACTCTGTGATAAGTTTTTCTCTTGCCGTTGCCAAAATATCCAGTGTCAATGTAATAAAAAGTTCTACCGGCCTCGCGGCATGCAAGCATTTGATTCTTTCTAGTAATCCCACGTATCACCACCGGTGTTGATGTAGTTTCTTCTCGAACCCAAGTGCTTAATCTTCCGCCACACCCTTGTATAAAACTTTGCAAAATTGGATCGTACTGCTTTCCTTTTTTCTGGTACATGAGTTCAAAATCCTTGTCATCACTTGCTATGGCTGCTACATTTCCTGTGTTTAATAATTTAATTTGATCCATGATATAATCAATGCCGATGCCATAGTAATGCCCATCGGGGTCTACTCTCCATTTTAGTATATCTCTAAAAATATCTTTGATAGGATCAGTGATCATATCAAACTCGGGTATTGCTAAAGGAGAAGGTAGTAAATGAACACCAGGTTTTTCTTTCCTTCCAAAGACCAATTCCCAATTGCTTGCAAATGTATTTGCATCAACACTTTTAGGTCTTGGTGCCGATCCTTTGCCGTCATTACTCATTCTATTGTCCTTTGTAAACAATATTCAGTAAGTATTCGTTCTCTGTGCCACTCGTCGCCTTGTGGTGTATCAGCAAACTCTTGAAAGCAAGGTGTGCCTAGTGTGTAGTGCAACAGCTTGGCATTCTTATTAACACCATATTCGTCAGGTAGCCAATTCCATTCAGGTGGTAGTTCGCCAATGCGCGAATCTTCTAACCACGAGAAGCGGTGGAGCTCACTGCCTGTGGATTGCTGGACGAACTGGGGAGTAAGTTTCCTGTTAGGAAAAGAATTACAATTCCACAGAATAACACTACTCCAATTTTTTCGAGGATAGTCTTCATTTTTTGCTCCTAGGTATTTTACAGGCATGCGTGTTTGGTAATCATGTTTGACTACCATCACATCCATATAGAGATTCTGTAATTCCCATAACTTCACAATGTCATCACGCACAATCATGTCACCGTCAATGAAGATTGCCCAGCCCGTGTATTCTTGCAGGTGTGGCACAAGGAAACGAGTATAGATAAAGTGATTGCTTCCGTCTGTGTGTGTTTCTTCGTAGTCTCGAAACAAGTTCAAGGCCACAGGAATAATAGCCACTGGCTTTGATGCATGCCGTATGATTGAGTTGGCACAGGTGTGAAAAGCAATGGCTTCTCTTGGGTCGTATCCGACATAAACTGGTATGGCTTTCATCGGCGCTCAATGTCCTCTTCCACACAGTCTTCACCGTATTGAATTTCAATCAGCTTGAGAGGTTGATCAGTTTCGTTGCACAACATGTGCCACTGATTTTTTGCAATCCAAATATGCTCATGCACTCCAAAATGTCCAACAAGATCGTGATCACTAGAATTGTCCAGGGTATATACAGCGGCTTCGCCTTCTGCCACAAACCAAAACTCAGCACGTCGATCATGTCGTTGCATACTCAAACATGTTTTGGGTGCTACAGTTAGTTCTTTGAGTTTGGTATTTGCCCCAACTTCGTGTAACACACGATAGTACCCCCATGCCCGTCCAGTCTTAGGTTTCTTCCAATCTTCCAGTATCCAAGAACTGGAATTCATTTTGTTTTCGCCGCCCACACCAAACACAAACTCCACATCATCAATAACCATTTCGGGAATGTTATCTCGTGTGCGATCTCCTCCGTTGGCAAATACAATTTGATCGTTGGGATAACGTATTTTTACTAGTTGGATTGCGTCACAACTGCTATTGTCATTGTCATTGTAAACCACAACCTCGTCTACAATGCTCAATGCACTGACTAGAGCAAATCGTTCACTCATGGGCATGAATGG